TGTTTACTGCGCAAATCTAAGGTATCGATATGTTTGGGAATCGACGATGGTCAGGGACGCCCCATATTGGAAGGCAAGAGCCGTATCGATATAATATTGACGTCCCATTACCTTTAAGGAACGGGCAGACGATTCGACCGTTTGTTCTGAATTGCTGATCTCCAACTTGACAATATTTAAGACCGACGCAACCGTTGATATAATTCGATTCACAATGGACGAGGAACTCGTATTATTCAGGATCGGCACCAGTATTTTAATATTCGTGCGTATATCGTCGTAAAAACTCATCAGTCACTAACAGTTAATATTTGATTATCTTGTGTTTGGAAATAGCTCCCTTCCGCCGTAATAAAATTAGGGGCCAAAGCCGAGGATATTTCGTCAAATAACGCATTGAGATCAGCATCAGGAATCGAAACACTGTTTAGCGGGTGTTCCTCCATTACCTCCGTTGCGGCATTGTTACGAACGATGTCCGATACGGTCAGCCGCTGCCCGGCATACAGCGTTGGTGTATAGCTGTCCAAGCCGTTAAGGTCCAGATTCTCATCCAACGCATACAGGGAGCCGTTCGCATTGATACATACGTCGTAAATCGTTTCTCCGCCTTTAACCACGTAATCCATTCCTATTCTCCTGCATATTTGGCCCCTATTTCGAAATCGTACAACCCTTCACTATTTCGGGAATACAGGATGGAAATCTGGGATGCGCCATCTTCCCTGATCTGCGATTTGGCCCGGGTGACAATGCGCTGTACCTCCCCGTCGGTGATATTATAAGCCCTTTCTTCCATCGCTGTTCCGTATTGGGGCTGGAATATATTCACGCAGGATTTGATGAAAAGCAGTTGGGCGTTTTGCTGGCTGCATGTCGAAGCGACCGCAAAATCCCCTCCGTCGTCACCCTGTACTACGGCAACGTCATTCCTGACAAAATCCCATCGAATATCCTGCATACGCTACAAATATAGGTTTACCTTACGAAGCCGATACATAAGTCTGCCCCGCCTGCGAGATTTTAACTATCACCGTACCGGAAGCCGGATTCCCGCCGGAAGTTCCGGAAACGGTGATTTGAACCTTGTCCCCCTCCAGCACCGCAGGCTGCCCGTCGATCCTCACTTCCTGCGCCGAACCGGTTATCACTCCTGTTCCCGCGCCGTTCCCATCCGTTACGGCCGTGGCATTCGTGACAGTGATTGTCAGCGAACCCCGGTAACAGGCTTTACCATCCGCCTTCGTCGTCGTGCTCGGAGAAGTAGCAATCTGCGCCGTCGCCGCCGGGGTACACTCCAGCGTACACCCTTGAACAGCAATATACTTTCCCATCAGGTTATCGTTAAATGGCCGTTGTTTATATTCACTTCAGAGCCAGATATAATCACACTATTCGATCCTTGTTGCAGAGTTAGCTGGCTATCTGCCACTCCGATTCGTGTCTGTAATTGACCGTTCCGAAACAAAGATAGATTAGCCGCAATCCGATTAAGATTGAATCTGGTATAGTTGTTCTCATCTTGGGCACGGAATACTGTGACAGATCCGGTATTTGCCACTATGTAATCGACGGCCGGATCGCTGTCGAAGTCGAATTGTAGGCGTAATTCTTCTACCTCCGTCATCGCCACGACAAATGACAGTTCCGGCCGGTCTTCGACAAAACCCACGATAACGACCGATCCGACTTTGGGGTATAATAGAGCGTTAGCATTACCGCCCTGTATGGGCGCGAGGCTTATGTCCGGTAAAGTAACCTCGCTGTCGATGCTAACGCTCATAGTGTTCGTTTCCGTGTCCACTTCTTTGACCGTGCCATACACAAAAGCCACAGTCTTACTTCTGCCTATCAGGTTACGCAAATCGCGCCCCAATGAAGCCATCATCCTGTTGAATTTCTCCTGTCCCATATCACTATTGTCCCGTAAATACGAGGGTTTTATCAGTTACTGTCAGCACCTGGTGAAATCCGTTTTCATCGCACCGGTAAGAGTGCCCTATCACATAATATCCCCCCGACAGATCATCGAAGAGGGTATCTTTGTATTGTACATAGTCGAAAAGCCGAACCGTCGGATATAGCATCGTCGTAATGGTACCCTTGTTGCTGTTGGTACGCAGGCCCGACAATGCGGCATCTCCTACTTGCTTGGCGATCTCCCCGTCCCGGCATTTGATATACGGCAGCGACACCACCTCTCCGTTATCCGCTCCCGTTTCGTATTCGTAGAGCTTCCCGCCGCTGATGTATTTAACCACCACGCGATACTTGTCGAAAAAGCCGTTATTGATGCTGATGTCCCGATCTATGACATTGACCGAAGTATCGAGCTGCACCGTTTCTTTGGCGTTCTCCGTAATACCTACACCGCAATACAGCCTGCCGTCGGTATCTACACGAGAGTAGAGATTATACATCCCCATAACCCGCTCCAGTGCGAAAAACGGCGATATGCCTTTCCAAGTAGAAAGAACGAAGCTGCCTTCCATAGACTTGTCATCGACGGTAAGCCGGTTCCAGTCATCCGCCAGCTTCATGCTGTCCCGGTACTCCTGAAATTTAGGGTTGGCGACCTCGATGATTTCCTGCATCATTGTCTTTACGGCGGTTTCCTGCGTCCAGCTTTTGGCGATTGTACCAAAACGCAGGACAAAAGCGCCGTCTTCGCACTGTATCTGCGTCGGAAAACCGCATACTACATTTTTCACGAAGCCGTCGAAAGCGACGATCTCCGGCATTTCGTAGCCGTTGAATCCACAGATGTAACGCAGTTTTACAACTACGTGCGCTCCCATTATAATTTGGGCATCCTGTTGGTCTATACGGATGTATGATTTGACGTTTTTACCGATCGCATCCCCCGATGACTTCTCTTTGAGAATCGTATAAAACGGCATACGGATATTGGCGGTACCGAATATGTTGTCCCGCGAATCCTCCGTAGTGAACGAAGTAAAGGGCCCTATGGAGCGCCCTTCGATGAAAACTTCATTCTTGCAGATAAAGTAATTGCCGACAATCTTGCCGCTCATAACTTATACGTTGGTTTTAGCCGTCGGTGGTTCCGCCTGCGCTCCGTCGCTGTTTTCGACATACAACAGGGCGTAATCCGTATTCACCTCCAACAGATCGAGGCTTACCTCCCACACCGTGGAACCTCGCTCCGGGGTGACGGAATAACTCTCCAATACGACATTGAAGATATTAAACTTGTCATTGAGAATCGGGTTCTCAATTTCAAATACCCGATCTTCAGCCTTGATCTGCCGGAATAATTCAGCCAACTCTGCGGCAATACCATACCCTATTTCCTTATTGATGACAACATCCGACGATAGCTTATAAGGATTCAGCAAATCGACAGAGTTCGGTTTGGATTCCAGCTTGAACGAAATATTAACGCTTGTCGGTTCGTTGGCAATCCGTTCGAAAATCGTAGGTCCATCGACAAGCTGCGAACGGCTTATCAGCTTACTCCCCTGTATGGAAATATCGAATCCGACAGGCATCAGATACTCGTCGAAAGCGATATAATAATCAGTTGTCGGTTCCGTCCGATCTAATTCTTCGGATGTAAAAATAGGCCTATTGAGTGTCGAGCGGTCGAAGCGCGATTTGGCGACCTGATTCAACAGCTCTTCCGGTGTCGGCTTTCCGGTTCTCTGACTTCCTCCATTGGTAAATACCTGCCGCCATACTCCCGTTTCGGCAAGGACGAGTTTCGCAGCAGACAGCCCGCTGTTAATGGCATCGGCAACAGGCCCCGTAATGCCGCCGATAGCTCTCCCCGGTGTGGAAAAGACCTCTTTCGCTGAATTTATAACGCGGTCGATCTTACTCTCGGTACTGGTTTCATTTGCTATCTTTGCCATATTACGTTACACTGGTTGCGTTGTTCAATGCGATCGTCAATCCCCGCACTACTACCTCCTCGATCTTGGGTTCCAGCTTGCGGCCCAGCTCCTCGATGTTCTCCACCGAGGCGATGTTTATATCCATATCAACAATCTCCTTGTTGAAGTTGATGAAAACCGATTTAGAACCTTTGGACAGGTCGGATAGCTGCTGTGCATCGGCATCTGCGGCTCCGCCGAACAACTTTTCAAACTGCTCTCTATTATGAGTTTCAGCAAAATAGCTCATTACATTGGCAAGCATTTGTTCCCTATTAGGAACGTAGCGTCCAGCCTCCAGCAATGTACCGCTTGTTGATGGATTCATTTTTCCCGGATTATTCAAATACCACTCATCACGCCAACGATTAGCATATCCGATTGAATCCTGATTCCATTTTCGGTATTGTTTCTCATATTTATCGTATGTAAAATTTTCATTTGTTAAAGCAATTCTATGAGTCAATACCGTGTCCTTCAATTTGGCAGAGAGGCTGTCGGGGGAAATCTTAACGCCCATCGAATCTAATTGTCTTGTAATATCTGGCAATAATTCAGGAAGGTTTGCTGCCGCAACTTTTTCGCGTGCTTTCAAATGAATTTCATTCAGTTGTGCCTCCCCTTCCCTGCCTTTTATTTTTTTGCCTGTATATATTACTTGACCATCAGGGCCTAAAATCACTTCCGGAAATTTCTCTTTGGATTTTCCGATGAGTTCGTCAATCCATTCGATAAGTTTAGCGACTAAAGGCCCAATCGACGATGTCAATACGGATAGTTCGGTGACAAAAGATTCCAGTTTTTCACCGAATTTATCCACGTCGATATTGCTTGCCCAGCTCACGATCTTATCGCCCAGCCAGCTATACAGTTTCTCGTTGGCTTGGGCGATCTTGTCCCAGTAGGGCGAAAGGCCATCGGCAATACGCATCCAGAAGTTTTCTTTGGCCAGCGCGATCTGTCCTCTAGCCTTCATTACCGGATGCGATTCGACAAGCTCGTTAAACTCATCCAGCACCGAGCGCAGGTTGCTTTTGTTCTTGAGCCAGTCGCGGTAATCGCCCTGAACACCCCGCTCCTCCATCATATTCATCGCCAGCTTGCCGATGTATGGCGCCTGTGTGGTAAGTTCATTCAAATCCCGACTATTCGGTACGGCCATTGCGAGAAGCTGCTGGATATTCCGGTTCACACGATCGAAGCTCAAACCACCCACGTGAGCGATCTTGCCGACAACTTCCGCCAGGTGCGACGCCTCCTCCGGGGTCAGCTTCTTGCCGTCCACGTTCAAGCCCGTAAACATATTCATCGCATTCAGCATCCCGACACGGCTGAAACCATATTCGGCCGCTAACTGCGTCGCACGGTTCAGCGTCGCCTGGTAGTTGCCGCCCAACCCTTTCTCCGCCATCCGCATCTGCATAAGATTGGAGGCCGCCTCCGCCATATTGTTCGAGTTCAACAATTTGGTGCCGATCAGAAGAGGCAACCCGGAGGACGCCAGGCGCCACGCGTGCACACCCATCCATATCTTAGCAGCCCCTATAGCTACTTGGCCGAACGCACCGAGGGCCGGGATAGCTTTTCCCACGACACCCGTCAGTGAGGTAAAGACTTTCCCCAGATTGACGGCATTATACCGCAAGCCGGAGAAAGAGGAAACATTGTTGAAGAAGCTGTTCTGAAAGGTCTTGACCCGCTTTTGGAACACGCCCAGCCCGTTCTGCCAGCCCGCCTGCGAGAAGCGCCACTGTCCGAATTGGCGCAGGTGCCAGCGAGCGCCGATGTTAAGCCGCTCCTCCAGATTGCGCTGTTTCCACTTTCGCGCCGAGCGAGCAATAATTTCCTCGTCTGTTAATTTCTTCTTCTTGGAATAGCCCGCAGTGGCTTTTTCATTGATCTCCTTTGCCGCCTTCTTGAGCGTTCCGAGCTTGGCAATCGTAGCGTCCAACTGCGAATCATCGACCCGCAGCTGGAGCTGAATGCTATATACCATATTACCTGCCATCAGTTTCTCTTAAAAGGTGCAAAAAGGATTGAATCGATGATTACCAGAGCCGCAGTATAATACTTGTCGATGTCATAGGCCGACATCTTATCTTCCAGTCCCATAATCGGTTCATGGAAGATATAGGACACGACCATCTTTTTGTAAAGAAGCGGATCGCCGTCCGTGATGTATTTCTTCAGCTCTTCGGTTATTGCTGACGCGGGGCCTCGTCTTCTGCCAGCAGGCCCCAAGTCGCTAAAAAACGGTTGAGGTCCTCCTGCACCTCTTTACTGCTGAACAGGGAAATGCAGGCCATCATATCGTTCTGAAGGTCTTTAACGACCTTTTCGTCGTCGATGGTCATCTTGACGAAACGACAGGCAAGATCGGCCGTTTCGTCGAGGTCACGGCCAGCCTGAATAAGCGACAAGCCAAACTTGGTATGTTCGACGCTCGTCCTGGAAAGACGGCAAACATTAACCGTTGCGGATGTTTCGATCTCGACAAGGCCGCCTTTGCCGTCCGCACCCCGTTTGAAATAGGTGACTTTTACGGGATAGGTAGTGATAGGATTTGTTCTGGACATAATTTAATACATTTTTAGTTGTTAATAAAGGGGCGGCACAACCGTCCGCCCCGATGATTTTTCAGACCAGTGGCACGATGTTGCGCTGCACGCCTGTACCTCGCAGAGACAAGGAACCGATCGTTTCGACATCATTGCGATTCACGCTGCCGCCCTGTTCCTGCACCACTGCATTGAGAAGCGTATATACGACGGTGCGAGGGGTCGCTAACCCTTTCATCGGGTAGCTCCATGAAATGCTGAAATTCTTAAGCTGACTCATAACCGCAATCTGCTCTGTTGCGGGCAGCGTAGCGTTAATCGCATCGATAAGGGTCTGCTGCTCTCCTTCCTGAAACGAAAGATTGGCAGTGTAGGTCGCATTTGACTTTTGAATGCCAATCGGATCGAAAGAGCCGATAGCGAATATTTCCTGAATATTCTGGCTGAACGTATAGGACAGCTCGGTACCGGTATCGATAGACAAGCAGGTTCCGTTCGAGAGCGTGAGGTACATCTGCACCTCGCCGCCCGCTACGATTATATCCTGATGATTCATGTTCTGTACTACTCTAAAGATGTTACGAAGAAAGTGGTGACAAATGCCTCCCGCAGCGTGGCATTGGGCAGGATGCGGATCGTGATTGCAAAGGCCCGACTTTTCACGAAGTTACCGTCTTTGGCCTCCAAAGTAACCTCGATCTCACTCGCATCGCCGCGCGACAAACGCGGCTGAATATAGTTGCTGCGGAATGTAGCCAGGATCGCCGATTTGTACCCGGCATTGATGTCACCGGAAGCTGTAACCGGAACCTGGGTATTGATGAGTTGCTGGAAATAATACTCCGCATCGTCGCATACTCCATTTGCGACGCGCACGAACTCAATCGCCGACAGAGCGTTGGTCGATTTGTTGAGCGTCGCACCGTCATTGTAGTAAACACCGCTGTTGCCGGGACGGGTGCGGGTGAAAAGGTACTGCTTGGCTCCGATGTCGTCGATAACACTCCGAGATACGACAGCGACATTGGTCGCTGCATTCGCTGTCGTGGCATTGACGAAATAATCAACCGGGCTTACGCTTCCCAAAGTCATCTGACCGATGGACTGCGCCGGATTGATCCCGGCAAGAATACCGAGAGCGCGGCCTACGTCGGCGGTGTATGTCGGATCGGGAGTTGTCAAAGCCAGTGCAACGCCATAGGCATTGTACGTATCGCCGCTGGGCAAATTGTTAATGTTCTGCCCGATACGTCCGGCATCCAGTACTGCCACCATACGATAACTTTCCGCGAACATATCCTGGATCAAGCCTTGTACATTCTGGATTGCTCCCTGACTTTTCGTCAAATCCTCCGCAAGACCGGAATCCGGAACTGTGGTATTGCTGGGATATACGAACCCGATAAGGCGCGGTCTGTTATCCCACAGCGTAGCGGTGGTTTGTCGGATTGCCTGTTTAATAGCGGGCATTTGTATTGCTGAAATACCTTTTTCTGCCGAATAATCATAGCCTATCAGCCACAATTTAGACCCGCTCCCTGCCTTCGAGTAAAACTCCGAAACCTGGAATTTGGCTCCATCGTCCAACGTGGAATAATCCGACAGTTCCTGCGCTTCTTCCAAAGAAGCAACCAGGACGGGGGTATCTATAAGAGGAGATGCCGAAGATACGGGAAGTACCAGCATCGCCACCCCTTCATTAGATGAAGAAGTGCCGATCGCGGTATCCTGCAATTCGACGGTTACACCTGTTCTTGCCATAATATCGAATTTTACTGTTATACTTTAGATGCCGGTTTTCGCCCCGGTTTAGCGCCTTCTTGTCCGGAATTGCGCCGACGAGCAAGTTCGGCCCGCGCCTCTTCCAGCGTCATAGAAGGAACGTCGGCTTTTTGCTCCGCAGAATCCGGGGAGACATTGCGTGCGCTCATGGACTTGGCGAACTGCGCGTCAAACATCTTGTCGAGATCCTCACAAGTCAAAGGCTCCTTTCCTTTCTCTATCGAGCACCACCGAACCTGCTTATGAACCCGAAGGGCGTCGGTCATGCGGGATTCTGCCTGCCACTGCTGACGATACATATTCCCGTCGTCCGTAATGAATACCTTTCCGAATTTCGCCGTAACGATCAGAAGGTTTTCAAAAAACTCGTCTTTATAGTTTACCATAGTGAATAATTTGTCAGATTGGTAGTAACGCTGCCCGACCACTTTCAATAGGCCGGGCAACGTGGAAACTTAACCTTGCGAAGGAGCCGTATATTTAGCCGGTACGATGTTCACGATACCTTTGCCGCCCTTACGAGCGCTACCGGCACCGAAACGCATATCCATCGAGAACTTCCAGCCATACGAGTTCGGATCGGCAACGACATGTACGTTCGTGTTGCCCATCGCCAGAATAACCTGCGAGGGGATGAAGCTAATAGCCAATCCGTATGCAGTAGCGGCCAGTACCGGCGCGGTATATTCCGGAATGGTACCGTTCGCCTGAACCTTGCCGTCGCAGTAAAGTTCAGGATCGACAACCTTCGATGTCGCCGTGTCGTAGGCCGAAGTCGTCGAACGCGACATGAAGTTGAAGGCAGAGTACTTGCCCAACATCGGACGCATCTCACCGGCAGTTTTGGTCAGCAGGCTCGTGAGGTACGGATTCGAAAGAAGTTGCTCCATGTAGGCGGCATCCATCACGCAATCGATGTCGCCATCCTTGATGTCGTAGTTCCAGTTCACGAACTTCGTCTGCGCCTTGATAAGGTCGTTAGGCGAGAGTTCCAACAGATCGCCGGCCGCCGCCGAGTTCACCGGGAAGGCATTGGCTGCGGCGAAATGCTTGACGGTGCCGTCAGCGGCGACACCCGACATCGGGACACTTGCACCAGCACTTTCTGCGATCTTCTGGAGGGCGTAGTTGTGGATGGCGTTCACCATGAAGCGCACGGCTTCGCTCTGCCCCCACGAACGATCGTCGTAGGCGAGGATATCGGTATTCGCCGCCTGCCAGAGAATAGGCTGAAGGGAGAAAACCTTGGTGACAAGCCCAATGGGGTCGTCATCATAGAGGTAGTCAGCCACATTCAGCGGAGCACGGTCGCCGTAGTAGATTTTCGGACTGATCGCCGATTCTACCCAGATGATACCCTGCTTGTCCGAACCGCTGGTGCGGGCGCAACGAGCCGCCCAGGTGTTGGCCGGAAGCAACTGTTGGTAGAAGAGCGAAAGCCATTCGACGACGGCCAGGTCCGGGGTTGTCGTGACGAAATCCGAGGAGTTGGCGCCGGAGGCCAGCTTTACGGCAGTGCGTTCCGCGATCGTCGAGAGTTTTTCGTACCGGCCTTCGCCATTGCGAACATTGATATTGCCCATAAAAGCCTTGAAGCCTTCATCCGAGTTTACGATAGCTGCAAGCTCCCGGGCGGCTTCCACTTTCGATGCGTGCTCCGGACGGCAAACGTCCGTAGGCGCGACAGTAAGCAGCCGCGCCGCAGCGTTGAATTTCGTCTTGCCTTCAGTTGTGGCAAGGAATTGATGGAGTGTTTTGTTCGTTTCCATACTTGCTTTCAGGTTGATTTTGTGGGGATCGATGATTTGTGCCTTGCCCGCCTCACTCGTCGCCTCCTTATGCTGAGTACCCACCTCCGTATCTGATGTCAGGGTCGTGGGTTTAGGCTCGGGTTCCGGCGCTTTCTGCGGTTCAGGCTGCTTCTCGGCCTCTTTTCCGGCCGCTCCGAAAAACGACTTCAACTTGGTTACGATCTTCTCGGCGATACTCTCTGTATCTTCCGCATTAAGCGTTCGAAGCTCTGCCTCGTTTTCTGCCGCAGGGACAGGCTCCGCAGCGGACAAAGTAGTCGCCTCCTTTGCGGGGTCCTCCTTCTGGATCGTCCCGTCTTTAGGGTCTTCTTGCGTCATGTTGCTTTTGTATTTATTGATAAGTGAATGATCTTTAGCCGACAAGGTTGTTATGCGTTCCGTCTGGCTGGGCGCGAACTCCGCAGCGAGCATAACCTTTTCGCCCTTGAAATCCGAAACCGCATCGGAATTGGACTGGAGAGAGCATAGCGACACTTCATATACAAGGAAGTAAGTCGCATATTTAACTCCCGTGGATTCGTCTTCTATCTCCCGGCTGACCCCTCCGATGGAAACAGCCCTGTAAAATCCGTTTTCGTACAGGTATTTCGCCGTTTTACCCCGCTCCGTCCCCTCGGCAAATTTCAAAGTACCGATCCAGTCGTTGCCTTCCCGGTGAATATTTACGACATTTCCGATAGGTTGGCTATCCCAATCGTGATTCTCCAACAGCACCGGATTCTTTTCATAACGCGACCAGTCGATACCGTCGGACAAAACGACCATATCATAATCGTTGATCGTTTCGTTACTCAATACCTGCCTTAACTCTGCCATACAAAATGCGTAATTTCCTGCCCAAATATAGGTTTACCTTTGATTGCTAAATAATCCACCCGCAACGGAAAAAATATTTTTCCGACATACCAGCACAAGAACGGCCAAGACGATCCAAAATCCCTTCATCTGCGTCTGCTGCCACCACGTCAATTTACGTTCAACCTCGACGATATCCGTATTCACCCGATCGCGGTAAATCATACTGTCCCGATATATCACCTCTTTCTCTGTTGGTATGGGCTTTTTCTGCGGCTTATTTGCCAGCGAGTGGAACAACGCCCCGTCGGGAGTTATTAGAGCGTCAGAAACGGCGTATGACGTTTCCAAATGGCTCGTTGTATCTCGGACTGTCTGACGCTCACTTTCAATCGGAACCTTGACAAACACCGTGTCCGGGATATACTCGGTACGAACGACGGTTTCGACCCGCACACTGTCCTGCGTCGAGGTCGTCAAATGACGACAGGGACAACAAGCGACAGCGAGCGCCGTCACGATTCCGCAGAGTATGACCTGCCGCAGCTTCATCGGGTCATCGGAATATAGATCGTCTCTCCGGCCGGTTTGGACAACAGTTGTTTTCGCTGCCTCCCATCTTGATGCTTATACCCGATATGCACCCAGCGGGGCGTTCCGGCGGCATCCTCGTTTTCCGAAATCATCTGATCGAACCGCTTGCCCCGAAGCCATTCCCGGCAGAACGACTTGAACTCCCGGAGCCGTCCGTTGTTAGGCACCAGATCGACGGCCCAGCCGACGCAATGCGCCGAGGTCGCCGAACCGCCGACGGCCTTGTTCAGTCGATAACCTCTATATCCGGACGAAACGGTCAGGGCCGGAGTTCCCCAATGTTCGTTCGCACACAACACGGCCCACGCCTCCCGCAGCGGATCGATCAGGCGGTCGATCATCTCTTCAAGGTTGCGGCGATGTTCTTCCGTCGGCGCATTGTCCAAATTCATCTTTCGGGCCGTTGCCGAATAAGTGAGTTCCTGCAAGGTAAAATGTTTCATTTCGACTGCTGTTTTTTGGATTCTTCCCGCGTACGGTCGAGCGTGCGGAGCAATTCGATAATATCTTTGGGGTCTTTGGCGTGCGCCAATTCAGCCACGATGTCGCCGATCTTCGCTGCCGACGACCGAGCCGCCCGGAGATTCTCCCGCACGCTCCACGCCTCGATACACACGGCGATCACGGCTGACACGGCCGACGCATAGGGCATCGACCAAATCCCGAACAACAGTCCCAATACATCGACGCACATGAACAACGCCGTCACCTTGCCGTAGTCCCCAAATTTGGTAAAGGTGCGGCGAAGCCCGTGAGAATCGATCGGCAGCTTCAATGCCCGCGCCTTGCGAATCCCGGCCCGCATATCGACCATTACGGCGATAAACATAACAATCCAGATGATAATTTCCGCCAGTGCAGCCCGGCGGACCGTCAGTATATCCACACCGAAAATATCGGCAACCCCGTCAAACATCACAACCACGATTATCCCTCCCAAAAGGTATATTTCTCTTGCATGCGGGCTATATATTCATCTCGCTCCCCGGCCGTGGCATCGCGCCACGTCCCGGATTTCTCCCCGGGGAGTTTTACTCGTCGGGTAAGGTAAAGCCGCTCTTCGTCCGACACCTCGGCGGCCTGGGTGATGTAACCGCCCTCTTCGGCGATCTGCTCCGTAAAAGTTGTTTTCTGTTCTTTCATAGCAAATTTTAGTTTATGCCGCAGCGAATGAAATATGTTTGCCCTGAGCCGCCGTATTGACCGCATACCAGTCTGCCTGCTGCGGGTCGGTCAGCTTGGCATATACGTCCGCATGGACCGTGACCGTGATGGCCGATGTATTGGTCGCATTCTCCACCAGATACTGAAAAGATTCGAGCGTAAGCAGCGGGCTGTCCTTCAGATTGACATTATATCGTAATTGTTTGATTCTTATCTCCTGTAGGGATTTACACGATGTAAGTGCCGTATTGTTATTACTGTTTTCGAATGTCATACCCCCGACAATCGTGACCAACTGCCGACATCCGTAAAATAGATAAGCACAATTTGAAAACCGCACAAACGTCGATTCCGGACATAGGTATATAGTCTTGAAGTTGCTCGACGTGAAAGTCGAGCTGGCCGTTACGTTAATTTCATTCGTAAACTGGTTCGGAGCCTTCCGAGGCGGAAGATTCACCGGAATATCAGTACTGTAAAGCGCCGAATCCCAGTTCGAATTATTCAATACATTGTGCGACAGACTGTATATTCGGGTCATCACACTGTTGGAAATACCCGTCACGGAACCTACCGTCCAGCTCTTGCTCGATGGATTCCACACCGCACCGGCCGCCACGAACAGATCGTGCAGCGGGCTGCCGGAGGGAGTGGACGGCACCCTTTCGGAAAGTTTAGCATCGATTTCTGGACCGGTAAAAATACTTTTATATACTCCAGCCATATTTATTCTATTTCTGTTACGCGATCGTTCCTGTCATCCGTTTTGTCCGTAATCGTCACTCCCTTTAATTCTTCTGAAGGGTGCAAATCGTCGTATGTCGCATAATCTACGATTCGGGTTTCATACTGCAACTCTACGACTGATACGCTGGTGCCGATCTCCCGATCGAAAGCCTGGGTCGTATAGGTCCGAAAACCTCGATAAAGAGGATAAAAATTATATTTTCGGATCAGCTCGCCAAAGTCCTCTCCCTGTTTCGCCTTTTCGATATAACTGCGGACCTGCATAGCCAGGTTGAGCGTCTTTCGTTGCTGTTCGTTGAACGAAGCCGCCGTCTGATCGTTGAAATTGGCGATTATGGAGAAAGAAATTGCCACTTTATCCATGATAAGACCGCCGATATGCACATCCGCCCGGGTGCTGTTGTTCACACTCACGGCAACGCACGGAAGAACCGTATTGATGATTCCCCTTCCGTCGTCCGTTACCGCTCTGACAGCGATTTTCTCCTTCGTAACTACGGGAGCTTTGCGTAAGGACTTAACAAAAGCGTCTATAATATCTCCGAGCATACTCAATGACTATCTACTGCGGACAAATATAGGTTTACCTTACAAATCGCGTCTGTGTTTGGTAAAAAAAGCATCTAACAGGCGGTCGAAACGCGCTTTCGTTGCAGAGCCTACACCCAGAAACTGCCTTTTTTTGACCGGACCGTCGTATTTCCACCGGCCCCGATGCACATCGCCCCGCTTTGCCGATCGGTAAGCAGTATGATGAGGAGGCATCCCGCCCTCGTTGTGCGCCCGGGCAAATGGAACGTCCGTCCCTACAAAAATATCGGCATCATTGCGTCCGATACGACGGGAAATCCACTTGAAACTCTTCTTCAGAAAGCCGTTGTAATCCAATTTGGGGTATCTGATGTTGCTTTCCCCGCCGAAAGCCGTACGATCCGGCCATTTACCGCCCGGAGAACCGGCGAAACGCTCTTCTTTGAAACTTTCGTGCGTCTGTTCCAGCATCTCCTGTCCAAGTTGTCGCGGAATATCCCGTACTACCGTCGCCCGAAACTGGCGAAGATTGCGAATAAGGTCATCTATATCCGGCATAATTACTCGTTTTTGTCGTCAGATTCCTTATTTTTACGTCCCTTGTTGAACATATCCGACACTTTGGAGGTCAGGGAACTCACCCAGGAGGAATTATTGACCTTCGTATCTATGTCATCGGCGCTCATGCCAATTTTGGCATATACCTCCGGCTTGAAACGCATACCCTGTTTGGCTGCGACGCTTCCGGCGCGTTCGAAGGTGTCGATGGAGATCGTCTCATTCGGAATCTCCACGAGTTCCGCCGTAAAAAAACGGTCATCCTTGAATATGCGGGCCAGCTTGGACAGCGTAGCGGGCATATTGAACATCGCCAGACAGCTTTCCGTATCGTCATCCAGAATGTCGTGATACATGTTCATATGGATTTGTGCCAGTTCTTCGGAATTGGTATTCTTCTCGGTAGCACCGAGCAGCGTGCCGCCGGTCACCAACTGCATGATCTCCGACCGGTATTCGCTGATATACTCCTTGAATACCCGGAAGGCGTCCGCATACGACTGGGTGTTGATTGGATTGACTTCGACCTGATACAGATTTTTACCCCCGTTTGCATATTCGTTGCGGAAAGGCACGACGGGAATGGTCATCGGATCGAGTTCCTGGGCCAGCGATACGGCAATGTCCTTGGCATCCTCGTTGTTGGCCATATAACCGATTACAGTCAGAGGAAACGAATATCTTTTTGCCAGAGCGCCCCAGTTGTTGTACATATCCACGATCCCGATCATGGCACGAGAAATGGGTTGCAAAAGTCCCAGCCTGAAATCCTGGTCCGTCGTAGGCTCGAAATAGAAGAGGTTATCCCATTTGTCCGCAGTGACAATACTGTAATAATCGTAAGTCATATTCCGCAGCCCCCGGTTGAAAATATCGATGTTCCGCAGCGGAAAATCTACGATCTCCCAATCTTTGGTATCGATGCAGAAAACCCTCACTCCGTAAAACTTCGACAACAACAGTTCCCGCATGAACCCCTTGAACCAACGTGTGCCGGTGTATGTTTCCGTCATCGATTTGTCGATTTTACCGTTGATTTTGAAGGCAAAATCTTTCTTTTTCAACGGAGTAAGGCGCTTTTCGATCTGGGATTGCAGAAACGGGCTGGACTGAATACACCACGAATAGAGCGTATCGAGATACACCAGATTACTGTAATTCAACGCATTATTTATGGCGTTACGCCAATATGACGGCGTGAACTCCGCATAGTAATTGTTGAACAGGTACTGGGATTTGACAGAACTATTCCCGACCACCTGCGGGACTGTAAACGGATTGATCGCCGGAGTATGAAATTTAGCCATATTATCCTCGATATTGTCTATTTATCGTAACCAGCACGCCTTTCGTGCCGTTTTCCTGCAATTTGGAGGCTCCGTTTTCCATCGAAACCTGCCCTCCCTTCAGCTCTTTCAGCGTGATGTTGGCCTGCTCGAAATTCGCTTTCAGCGGCTCGCTGATCTGGACGGAGGGAGCGCATACGTTGTAAGCCGTGAATACCTTGAGAATCCAAAGCAACGTCTGATCTTTCTCCTCCTCGTCGGTAATGGACAACAGATCTTTGATGTCGTAATAGTTGCCGATCTGTGCATACACGTTCGCCAATGCCGTATTGTAGGCATTCCGTACAATATCGGGGTATAACTCCTCAAACTCCTGCAACTGAACCGGAGATACCCATTGCAACAGCTCCGATTTTCGGAAATACATATCCGTAATATTGACCTGAACACCCGACACATAAGCCGCAAGGCCGGAAGAAGCGTCCGAAGTTCCCGCCACCATCAGAATTACGGTAGTGTAATCGTGCGTGAACTCAAAAGGAAGGGCTTGCGTCACGGCCGCCACGTTTACAGGACGGTCGGCAATCTGCTCTATCCCCGAGCCATCAGAAGCGACAAGGAAAATGGAAACTTTGAAATCCCCGCCGTGTTGCGGGAATATGACCCGGCTTCCCTCCTCCAGTACCGCCGTTTCTATACGGCACGACAAACAGGCGGCATCCGGGGCTGAACTTACAGCACCCTCCTCCGAAACGGAGTATCTTTCATTTTGCCAGGCCGACGGGTCCGGCTTGAATATGACAGCCATATATTTTTAACTTAACATGCGTTTTTGGCAACCTCCGCGTCGTATCAGGTAAGTATGCCCGTAAGTCCCTCTCGCAACGACCATATCGCGCGACAACAGGGAAACCCCCTTGGCACAAGCATCCGGGATGTCGTCTTTCTTGAGTTTGTTGTTGTTCCGGGCGAAACGCAGGAACTGATCTATGGTAATTTCGCATACGCCGCTCTCCTTGACCAAAGGAGAGAAAATAAATTTGCCATTGCGGAACAGAGGTTCCAGCGTCGCCTCGATAAAAGTGAACTTATCCCCGGTATTGCGCGTGTCCCAATTCAAAGGACATACCCACCCCCGTTCTTGCTGGAACATCTCGAAAGTCGTCTCGAAATCCAGCGGCAACTGTTTTTTCTCCATCAGTATGCGGGGTGCAATCGGCGCTTCTCGGTAAAGCTCATAGATGTTTTCCAGCATCTGGCGGGTAGTACCTTGCACCGCCCGCACGTCGATAAGCCAGATTTTTCCCCGCGCCTGCCCCAACAACACCGAAGCTTTGTAGTCATTGACCTCCCGATCTTTGGCCGACGGGTCCGTATAAATGATACAATCCACAAATTCCGACGCAGGAGGCAATTCGCCCCAGTTTATCTTCTTGAACACCTCGCCTTCACCCTCGTCTGCATACTCACCCTCCATGAAGCGCCTTTGCTGCATCAGACTCATAGTCGATAACGTACCCAGATAATCTTCGGAAATATGTTCCAGATTATCATCGACGCTGAAGTGCATTACAAGCGACTTTTTTACTAAATCCGCATCCAGCGGCTCACCATCGGCCCCCTTGTGCAGGAAAAATCGCTGGTAGGTCCAATGCAACTTCGTCGTGGGATTGAGGGCAAGCAACATGATATTGGAAACCGGGCTTCCCTCCTTTGTCCTTATCTTCTGCGCCATACGGGTTTTGAGAATGTCAATGGGCTTATGATCCACCTCCGAAACCTCGTCCACGAAAATATGTCCCCACTCCGTCGAAAGAATCTTGTCGAACCCCGAATCATCGTCCCGCGAAGAGCGGATAGATGCAAACTGAATATAAGCGTCATTGTAAAACCGAAGCAGGTTATCTTTCCCGTTGTATTTGGCGAACGGCTTTCCTTGTACGGTGATCTTCTGGTAGGAGGAATACCCGTTATATCCGGCGATCGCATTCAATACCGCAGGCAGTGTTTGCAGGATCATACCCGACTGAAGCGACGTAAACGTATTGCGAACAATCAGATTATTGGCCCGGTAGGCTATGCACTGAACAATCATCCAATACAAAATCAGGAACGTCTTGCCCGAACGGGAGGCCCCATAAAACAAAACACTCGTATAATGCCCCGAATTAAGGGCATTGTACATCGCAACCTGTTTGGGGTTTAAGGGTATGTCAAGATTTAATCTTCGCACCTGAATCGTCCGCAGAACGCACTAAATGAATTTCTATGCCTTCAATGTCATTCTCGTCCCGGCTTTCCCCGATCCTCTCATTCGTTTCACTCGCCAGCTTCAACATCGAAACCAGCGTCTTCATCGCCGTAAGTTTGGAGTTCAACACATCGACCGCTGATTTCGTCTTCGCATCACGCAACTGCCGACGCACCATCTCCACATCCTCC